ACTGGTGATTTGGCTACAAAATTTTTGAAAAAAGGAGATCTTGATACGGGCGAAAAATACGCTCGTCGTGCTGATAGAGCTGGAAATTATTTAGATGATAAAAATATGAGTGAAGGTATTTTTGACTTCGAAAGCATTGACGAACTTTTCACTGAAAAAGAACTAGCTCACTTTGCTGCTATTCTTGAAGGAAATGCTCCTTCTGTTGCTCCGGCTCGCGATGATATCGCCAAGAGATCAGATAAGCATAATACAAATTCCGATTATGGAATGGATGAAGAAGCAGAAGAAAGCGCAAAAAAGCGTGGCGTAAAGGCAGGTACCAAGCGTGGCGCTTATAAAAAAGGCGGCGATGAAGACCAACCAAGAAGCATTGATTCAGTAACCTCACAAATTCAGTCCGCTCAGTCTCATGGTAAAGTACATCCTGAAACAAAGGAATATACTTTGGCTCATCCTGTTACTGGAAAAGAATTTAAGGTTCCTGGCAAAGAAGCTCGCGCCCATTATGAAAAGTATCATAATACTGAAAAACCTCGTGACAAGGAAGCATTGGAAACTTCTTTCCTTTCCAAGCATTCAGGCGATTCGAGAAGAACCTCATAACAATCAATGGGGACTTCAATAGTCCCCATTTTCCAATTTTATAAATAATAAAAAGAAATTCTTAAGGAGAAATATAAATGGCACAATGGGGTAGAAACGATCGTGGTGTTACTGCTAATAGCGTAACAACTACTGAATCTTCAAATGGAGCGCCAATCGGAACATATGTTCTTGTTAAGGGCTCTGGTAATAATTCAACACCAGTTAGCATGGATTCTAACGCTCACTTTGGTAATACATCACCTGGTTCTCGTGCAAACGTTGACGTTGCTATGTATGGCAATACAACAGTTGGCGCTTTTCTTCCAAATATCGCAGTTGGTGTATTCGCAATCAATTCAACAATGATGAGTACTACTGGTGGCGGTATTCAGTTGGGAACAGTATCAATTGCTGGTTCTGGTTATGCTTCTAATGCCGCAGTAACTCTTACTGTAGTTAATGGTGGTAGTGGCGCCTCAGCTAATGCTACTGTTGCTATTGGTCGTGTAATTGCTCTTAATGCTAATCAGGCTGGTTCTGGTTATGTTCTTCCACCAACTGTTACAATTGCTGCGCCTTCTGCAATTAATATCAGCGCCAATTCTACTAGCGTCAATACAACTGCTGGTTCTATTATTATTTCGACAGCTAACTCTTTGTTCCTTGCTGGCGATCTATTGACTTATGGTGTACCAACTGGTAATACAGCAATTCCTGGTTTGACTGGTAATACTTCTTATTACGTAGCTTTCTCTAATACTTCGGCAATTGTTCTTTCCGCAACTTCTGGCGGTTCAAATATTGCCATTACTGCGAATGCTTCAACGACTCAGACACATACTATCCAAGGTCAAACCGCAACTGGTTATTTCGATGTTGCGTCAGCTTATCCTCAGGTAACTCATGCTGGTTGGGTTGTTCGTCGTGAAGGTACTGGTGGTCGCGCCGGTCGTGTACATTACGAAACTCTTGTTGCAATGGGTTCTCTTGGACAGAACACTACATCTTCTACAGGTGTTACTGGCGTTTCAAATACAATCACTTCAAATACTGTTGATCAATACGTTTGATAGGTAAATAATTATGGCAAATAACTCAGTGGCAGTTTCACAATTACCAAATGCATTAACTGTCGCTAGTACAGACGAAATTGTTGTGTTATATAACGCCGTTAGCAACGCTTCTGTTGCTAACGGTTCTCCTTCTGTGAGAACAATATCTGTTACTAACTTCTCAAAATCATTTATTGTATCAAATAATGTTCCCGCTAACTCTTCTTCCATGGGAGTTGCCGGGAACATTGCTTATGACAATACACATTTTTATGTTTGCGTTTCAAGTAACACTTGGTTAAGGACTAACCTGGGTACCTTTTAAAAATGAATGATAAATTAACTAATGAAAACTTTTTGTTATTTTGTGCGAAACATTATGATAATGCGAATTATACTTCAACAGAAGATTTTATTAAAGATCTAAATCGTATCAAATATATAAAAAAACTTGTTACTCGATATATTGAAAATAATGACCTCAAAGAAAGATTGATATTAAATCACATCATTATTCTTAATAATTGTTTCGGCCCAGAGGCTTTATGTAAAATTTTATATCTGAAATTAAAACCTCAGATAAAATACATAAAGCCTTTTTTAATTCTTATTAATGTTTTGCCTGATAAAATTTATAATGTTGGTGATGAAAACGTTATCGATACAGATTTGATGCCAATGGATAGTAAAATTATTGATAAATTAAGGAAAGTCTAATGAATACTTCAATCAAAGATGTCAAAAATTTTATATCTTTTGCGGCCAAGCATCTGGGACTACGTTCTTTACCAAAAATAAATTTAGTCGGCAATACAGAAAATTCAAAAAACGCATTCGGACATTTTCTCGGCGATAGAAAAGGTACTTCAATAACAGTCAGAGTTACGGATCGTCATCCGATCGACGTTATGAGAACACTCGCCCACGAATTAATTCACTATAAGCAAAGAGTAGTGGGTTCAAGATCTTCAGAACAAATGAAAGAAGATGAGGCCAACGCTTTGGCGGGCCGTATAATGAGAGAATTTGATATATCTTATCCTCATGTTTTCAAAGACAAATCAATTCAAGAAGATGGCGCCATGGGAGCAGCAAATGCTACCGGAGCGGGAATTGCAGGTTCTGCTGGAGATCCGGACCCATCTAAACCTCTTGCACAAATGCTTTTTAAAAAGAAACATTCTATGCTGACTAGATTAATGCCTAAAAAGACCAATCAACCTAAGTCTCTTCGTGACATTTTGAACAAAGAAAAATCAAACGAAAACAAGACGGATGGAAAATAATGGCAGAAAGAACTTTAGAATCAATCATAGAACTAGCTATAGAAAAATTAACCAACGTTTCTATAGATCTTGGTAAGATGCTTGCTGTGCACGAACAGCGTTTGAATCAACAGGAGAAACAAATGGAAAACCTCGAGGAAACAGTCGAAAAAAGACGTGAAGAAGCAGAGGTGAAATTAAAAGATGTTTATGAAACGATTCGAACAGAAGACAAAAATATCTTAATTGAAATTTCAAATTTGAGAAATGAGGCGGCTTNTCAGCATGAAAAGTTGACCGAAAGAATGATTGAAATGGAAAAAACGATCTGGATGTATATGGGCGGCCTAACGGCGCTCTTTTTATTTTTAACATACGGTCAAAACTTATTAAAAGTTTTTCTAAAATAAACCTTTGACTTTTATCAAATCACGGGTATAATCACTTTGTGTGAATGATAATGACTGAGGTTGTAGTATGCATTGGCTTGAGCAAAAATACATTGGCATTGTTTCGACAAGACTAGACAAATTCAAAAGGAAGAGTGCATCTCTTTATAACTTCAGATGCCCTCTCTGTGGCGATTCAGAGAGCAATAGAAATAAGGCTCGTGGATATATCTATGATAAAAAGGGTAAAATGCTCTTTCATTGTCATAATTGCGGAGCAACTGCTTCTATTCCTAATTTTATTAAGATGATCGATCAAGCATCATATAATGAATATTTGCTCGAAAAACTACAGGATGAAAAATCTCCTGAACAAAAAGATTTAGAAAGTTTTACTGAAAAAATGAAGAAGCCCGTGTTCCTAAAAACAGGACCATTGAAGGGTTTGAAAAAGGTCAGTCAACTTTCCCCCAATCATCCAGTAAAGAAGTTTGTTGATGCAAGACGTATCCCAACCCCTTATCACGCAACTCTATTTGCCTGTCCTAATTTTTTTGAGTATACTAACGGTATTATTCCTGATAAGTTTAGCGATGATACTCTTAAACACGATGAAACTCGCCTTCTTATTCCCTTTATTGACTCTGGTAAAAATGTTCATGCATACCAGGGCAGGGCATTGGGTAAGAGCCAAGTTAAATATATCACAATCGTTCTTAACGAATCTGTTCCTAAAGTTTATGGATTGGATCGTGTTAATTTTAATCGCCCTGTATTCGTGTTTGAAGGTCCAATTGACAGTATGTTTGTTCCTAATTCAATCGCTACTGCAGGCGGCGATCTGGTTTCTGCTATCAGTCCTTTTCCCAAGGATAAAATGGTTATTGTTTACGACAATGAACCTCGTTCAAGAGAAACTGTGAAGAAAATTGATAAGGCGATTAACAATGGATATAAAGTTTGTATTTGGCCAGAAAATTTCGAGCATAAAGACATTAATGATGCTGTGCTTTCTGGGTTGACTTCTGAGTTCATAACCTATATAATCAATCAACATACCTATAGAGACCTTGCGGCAAAACTCGCACTAACAAAATGGAGTAAGNTGTGATGGCTAAGAAAAAGGCGAAAAAATTTAATTACGCTGTTGGATTTTATTGGGAAAAGGNCGAAAACGATTCTGTTGGCGTTTATGCTTATGGNGGCGAACTCCATTATGGAACAATGGAAGANGCCAAGGGACTNCTCGAATATGTTCAAACAAATGAAAACACTCATGAACCTAAGTCTCGTCGCAAAGAATATCGCATTTTTCAGTTAGTTGAAGTACCAATCTAAATGACATGTGTTGGATCTGATACAATTTTCAGATTTGAAAATAATATTGATACAAATATTTGTAAGATCATAACTAATTTCGTTGAGAAAAGAAAATTATCTTTCAACAAATCTAATAATGTTTCTAAGTTGCCTTGGTTTGAAGAAGATACAATTCCGTTTAATAATATAAACGACGAAAATATATCGCAGATAATTGTACATTGTAAAAAAAAGATAACAAAACTGTTGAACAAAAACTACAATAATATATTTCCTAATTTATATCCACATTTTACGGATTTAGTTTTGTGGAGAGAAGGAAAGAAAATGAACCGTCATAAAGATGACGGTTATGGAAATCAAAATCATTTGAATCCCAGAAAAGTTACAACGGTAACTTATTTGAATGATGATTATATTGGAGGAGAAACTTTCATAACTGATGGTCCCAATCAGGATTATATTAGTGTCCCTAAAATTGGAACAACTGTTTCGTTTCTCAGTAATGAAAAAAATACTCATGGAGTTAATGAAATAATTAAAGGTAACAGAATTGTTATGTCTATCTGGTTTACAGATGATATAAAATATGCTGAAAAGAACTTCTACAAGAAAGGTATTTTGTAATGAACACTGCTAAAATTATTGCTATCACAGACCCGCTAATTACTAATGATGGCGGGTTTCAAATTTCTGTTGACGAGTTTATCGCTTACGTCGCCCGTGTGTCGAATCCATCTAATCAACATAACAATTTGACTGCCAACAAGTTGCTTCGTTTCCTTGCTAAGAATAAGCATTGGTCTCCATTTGAGATGGTTAATGTTGTAATGGAAATCAACACAACACGTGACATTGCTCGTCAAATTCTTCGCCACCGTTCTTTCTCATTTCAAGAGTTTAGTCAGCGTTATGCTGATCCAACTAAGGATTTGGGGTTCGCAACTCGTGAAGCCCGTCTTCAAGATCAGAAAAACCGTCAAAATAGTATTGAAACAGATGATAAAAATATTCAGAGCGCTTGGAATAATATTCAAGACGAAAATATTAAGCGCGCTCAACTCGAATATGAATGGGCAATCGGTGTTGGCATTGCCAAGGAACAGGCTCGTGCAGTTCTTCCAGAAGGTCTAACGATTTCAAGGTTATACATGAATGGCACTCTGCGTTCATGGATTCATTACTGTCAAATTCGAACTGGTGTTGGAACTCAGAAAGAGCATCGCGATATTGCTCTTGATGCATGGTATGAGATTGTTCGAATTTTTCCTTCTCTCAAGGATACGCTTGATATTGGCGTTTAATTTACTAACCAAAAATAAAAATAACAAAGGAGAATAGTATGATTGCAAGCCCGATAATGGTAACAAAAAGAGATGGGTCCAAAGAACCTTTGGACCTTAAGAAATTTCATAAGGTAGTTGAATGGGCTTGCGAAGGCATCAGTAATGTTTCTTCTTCGGAAATTGAAATTCGTTCCCACATTCAGTTTTATAATGGTATTAAGACCAGCGATATTCAGGAAACCTTGATTAAGGCTTCAGCTGAGCTTATTTCAGACGAAACACCTGGTTATCAGTATGTGGCTGGTCGTCTTGTCAATTATCATCTTCGTAAAAAAGTATATGGAGATTATAATGTTCCTGATTTGTATACGCATACTGCGAAAATTTGTTCCCTGAAATATTATGATAAAGAAATTCTTACTTGGTATACAAAAGAAGAATTTGATATTCTTAATGGATATGTTGATCACAATCGTGATTATAATATTGCTTATGTTGGTATGGAACAGTTTCGCGGTAAATATCTAATTAAAAATCGTGCTACTGGTGAAATTTACGAAACACCACAGATGGCATATATGCTTATTGCGATGGTTTTGTTTCGTAATTATTCCAAAGAAATTAGATTGAAGTGGGTAAAGGATTTTTATGATGCGACAAGTAATTTTGAAATATCATTGCCGACTCCTATTATGGCAGGTCTCCGTTCGCCTCAGAAGCAGTTTTCTTCTTGCGTTCTTATCGAAACGGACGACAGCCTTGATTCGATCAACGCTACATCTTCTGCTATTGTTAAGTATGTTAGTCAGAAAGCTGGTATTGGTATCAATGCTGGGCGTATTCGTGCTCTTGGTTCTCCTATTCGCGATGGCGATACTTCACATACAGGAGTGGTGCCATTTTTCAAACACTTCCAGTCAGCGGTTAAGTCTTGCTCGCAAGGCGGTGTCAGAGGCGGTGCAGCAACTCTTTATTATCCTATCTGGCACTTGGAAGTAGAAGATATCCTAGTTCTTAANAATAATAAGGGCACGGAAGATAATCGCGTTCGTCACCTTGATTATGGCGTTCAATTTAATAAGGTGATGTATGAGCGTCTTCTTACTGGTGGTAATATCACTTTATTTTCACCACACGATCTTCCAGAACTATATGATGCATTTTTTATTGATGTAGATTTATTCCGAAGCCTTTATGAAGCAGCAGAACAAAATCCAAATATCCGTAAGAAAAGTATCTCTGCAATTGATTTATTCTCATCTTTTATGCAAGAAAGAAAAGATACTGGTAGAATTTATCTTATGAATGTGGATCATGCAAATGATCATGGTGCATTTATTAAGNNNCTTGCTNCTATTCGTCAGTCTAATCTCTGCTGCGTGACTGGAGAAACTTATGTAACTGTTGAAATGATTGACGGTTCAATTCAAGATATAATGATCAAGGATGTTACA